GACTTGTCTGTAGCTGTGTCAGCCATCCACATACGGCCAAACGCACCTAAGGCACAGTTAGCCTGTGGTGCAGTCCCAGAAGCTCCTGTGTGGCTTCCTATAGCCACTACAGACGTACCGTTGTACACTAGAGGACTGTACCCACTTTGTACTAAGTAGATGTCCTGATTAAACGGAACCATCTGCCAGCTGTCGTCAGTGATAGTGTGTGCACCAGTAACGTCAGTGAGTGTAGCAGTACCTGTAAAGAGTTTATTGTTACCTGCTGATAAAACTGTACGTGTTCCGTCAGTCTCCTCAAGTTCAGCCATGACAACAATAGACTCACCACCTAAATCAGTAACGTCATCTGTTAAAGTTTCAAAGCCTTTACGTGCACCAATACGACCATACTGATCAATAATGCAGTTGTCAGCAACGGACGCAAAGGAAGGATCACCATCAATGGGACTGTCCTGTGTGTTCAGTCCTTTGAAGGCTGGTGCTCTAATTGTAATATTCTGTAGCTGTTGTGCCATAGTTACACCGCCACATATACAAGTTCTTCAGGATATCTGTTAGCGTCAAAAGCAATAGCATCCGCTAGTGACTTATCAGCAATAGCAAACAGCTCTTGTGATGAAGTTCCACCTGTCTCTCCACGCTCTCTAGCAGCAAACGCTGTAGCTAAATGAATGATGGGTTTAGTGGGTAACTTAGTTGTGTCCGTATCGCTAGACAGCTCATCAGTACGTAAGACTGTTTTAAACCGTAAACTATAAACAGCATCAGGAATAGGATAAACCATAACCTGAGTATCTTCGTTAGTGTCTATTCCATTAAAGGTATAATATGCTGGAGTTCCCTCAATAGTGTTGTTAAGGTATAAGTTTTTCTCAAACCAATCTTGTGTTTGATAGTGCATAAAGCTATTAGCAGTGTCGTTTACTACAGACTTTATTTCAGAATACTGCCCTGAAGAAGTTAATGAATAAGTATAATCAGAGGCTGTAGTAGCTATTGTAATGACCTGACGTAGTGCTCCCCAATCCCAAGCATTCTCTACAAAGTCTTTAGCATCATTAACAAACTCACCCACCAAACTAGAGTAGGTATTTTCATTTACTGTGGTTACTGTGCTTTCACGTAGTCTGACTAAGACTTTGTTTACCAGTTCCAAATATGTCATTGTTGTAATCTCGCTATTAATTCAGCTAAGTAGTCTTTAGATTGTGGAGCCATGTAAGGTGTTAATAACTGTGGATTGAATGCTATAGAGGCCATAAACTGTCGTGGATCAAAGTTAGAAGCAGCTCCGCCGCCTAAGCTAAACATACCTCCACCACCAATACCTATGCCTCCTCCAGTACCACTTCCTGTGCCATCTCCAGTGCCGTCTCCAGTACCGTCGCCTGTACCTGTACCAGTTCCTGTACCGTCCCCAGTACCGTCTCCAGTACCTGTACCACTATCAGTAGTTCCATCAGTACCTGTACCATAGCCTCCAGTTTCGTCAGGTAACACTCTATCAGTAGTTTCTACAGTTGTTGTTTCTTTTGGCCCTGTTACTGTAGGCTCTGGACGTACACCAGTTCCTGTATTAAAGCCCCCTGTTTCATCAGGAATTACTTTGCCAGTTCCTGTAAGCATACCTGTTGTGTCGTCTTTAGGCTGAGTTACCGTAGGTGCAGGTCTAACTCCAACTCCAGTATCATAACCGCCTGTTTCATCAGGTTGTGTTTTTGTTGCTGTCTCAGTAGCTGTTGTTGCTTTAGTTTCTGTTACTGTAGGCTCTGGACGTACACCAATTCCTGTATCATAACCTCTTGTTTCATCAGGAATTGCCTTGTCTGGAGCAGTCTCAGTAGTAGTTGTTGCTTTAGCTTCTGTTGTTGTAGGTGAGGGTCTAACTCCTGTTCCAGTGTTAAAACCACCCGTCTCGTCAGGAATGCTTGGATCAACCTTTACTCCAGTTACCACAGCTTGTTTACTACCAGAAGTCGCAGTTGTAGATTTTACTGGCTCAGGAACAGGCGTAGTAGTTGTGTCGTCTATTGTGTCTTTAAAAATATCAGTAACAGTCCCTAACAAATCTCCAGACGGTATTTCTTCTTCTTCACTTACTTCAGGGTTTAAAGGCTCTGGATCTTGTGAGTCAGGAACACCATCATTATCTAAATCAGGCTCAACAACATCTTGAGTTCCTACTCCTGTAGGATCACCTAAAACTATAATTCGCGTTGTTGTTGGATCGTAATCATCTCCTGTTTGACTTTCATACTCATCAATAATTTCGTCTGTTGGTTTATCAGGCGTCCATTGACCTACTCCTGAGTATATGTTTTCACCTATATAAGTCCAAACATTACCACCCGCATCCAGTATTGCATCACCTATTTCGTATTGAGTTTCTGGATTCCAAGGTTCTAAAGATATTGAAGCTGGGGGAGGTTCAGGAGCCTCAGGAACTACAGGAGTCTCAGGAACTGCAGGAGTCTCAGGAGCTACAGGAGTCTCAGGAACTACAGGAGTCTCTGGAACAGCGGGAGGAGTTACTACAGTTTCAGCGTCTTTAGCATTCTCTGCTTGAGTTGCTTGAACTGTTTGAACAGATTGAGTGTAGGAAGAAGATGACTCAATAAAGTTATTTACAGCCTGTACCGCTTGTTGTGCCGCTTCAGATGCTTCAGCTCCTCCACTTAAGGCTTGTTGTGCAGCTGTATCATAAACCTGTTGTATTTGGTCTTGAATTTGTTCTGGTATGTCTTCAAACTCTAACTCAAAATCAAACTCAGGAGCTTGAGGATCAAATTGAATATCTATAGGTATTTCTGGTTGAGTTAAATCTATAATCTGATCTGGTGCTTCAGTGTACTCAGGTTTAACAATTTCTGAATCATCAACTGTAGGGTCAAAACCTTCAAAATTATCAATCTGCGTAGCATTCGATTTAAAATCAAAAGGATTAAAACCTTTAGGGAAAGGAGTATCAACGCCAAAGCTACTATAAGCTGCGTTGCCTAACTGGTAGTTAGCTAAAAAGTTTGCTAAATCTCTTTCGGATAACCCGTAGTTATCACCTCCTTTAGCGTAATAGTCAGGACTGACAACTAAAGTCTCGTTGCCGTTAGCGTCTGTAGCTACGTAAACATAACGAAGAATTTCACCGTTGTTCCCTTCTAAAGGATTAACAGTAAAGCCACGTTCTGTTAAACCTGAAGGGGCGTACCCATGATAATTAGGATCATATTCTCCAGTAACAACTACTTCCTCTATTCCTCCAGCAGGAGTAGTTGGAGTAACTTCTGTAGTGTCTTGTGGGGTTTGTGGTCTTGTAGTTTCTGGGTCTAATACAACCTCACTGGCTATGTCAGCCAACATATCTGATGTATTTAAACCAAGAACATTTACATCAGGGTTTAATATTGCCGCTGTAGTATCGCCTGTAAAATCAGCTGATAAATCTGCAATATTTTGTTGTGACTCTTGTAATAAAGTAGGATCAAAGTCGCCCACATCAGCTGGACCAGTAGCTGCTCCCAAAGCGCCTACAGGAGCCCCTGTATTAGGGTCAATAACTACATCTGCTGGGCTGTCTGCTTTAAAGAAATCAGTAGCTGCGTCTATGCCCCAAGCAATAGCACCAGAAGTGATACCAGCTTTTAAAGCATCTTCAAGACTACCACCGTTAGCTAAAGTTCCTACGGCTCCTTTAACAGCTCCGTTAATAAATTCATTAGCAAAGTCAACAGGCATTCCAGCAGTGATAGCGGATGCTAACATCTCTTGAGGATCAAAGCCTGAAGTCACTCCTGTAGTAAGAATAGAAGATACTACATTAGCTTGTGTAGCGCTTAGTGCTGTACCTGCTGATAAAGCGCCACCAAGACCTGCGGTAAAAGCAGTAGTGATTGCTCCTTTAATTAAAGAAGGAATGTAATCGCCAAAACCACCTACAGAAGTAACACGAGTGTACTTACCGTTGTTGTTTAACTGCCAAGTCTCTCCACCTTTAGTAGTGTACGTTAGTGGTACACCGTACTTCTCAGCAATGCTACTTACAGATTCTTCAAACAGTTGGTTCTTTAAACTTAAATTTTCAAGAACTCTAGAGTCTTGACTATACTCATCTCCAGTAGCTTCTTGTTCTATATTCTGCCGTATTATAGCTTGACGGTAGTTTACATTAGCTTGTGCTACAGCATCATCAAACTCAGCTAAGAATTGATTGTACTGTTCTGCTGTTATGTTGGTACGTTCTTTGATGTAAGTAGGTCTGTTGTCACCTTCGTACACTGTGTCGTTTGAAGGAGCAGTAACAGGCGTACCTTCTTCAGCAGCGTCCAGTAAGTCTCTGGGCGTTACAGTAGGCGTAGTTGGCTCTGTAGTAGGTGTAGTTGGCTCTGGCGCAGGTGTAGGTCTGAGACGTGGATTAGTAAAGTCTCGGGGCTCTAGCGCATTACTTGTTGGCAAGTATTGGTCAAACAATCCACTAACTATTGCCACTACTTATTCCCCCACTTAGTTAGTGTTCTTATTCCAAAAGAAGCTGCAACAGCAGCACCTAAGAATGCTTTGTACCAATCAGGCATATCTTCCAACACGTCAAATCCAGCACTGACAATAGGCACAGCCTCTGGGATGAAAGCCATGCACAGCGGCACAGAAAACAGGAGCGTAAACCACTCGTCTTTCCAGCTCGTTCCCGCATTGCTTGCTTGAATGTTGTCCCAGTTTGCTTCGTGCTTGATCACTTCCATCTTCCGCTCGTGAGTCGCTTGCTTCTCTTCTGCTTTGCGCTTGAAGTAGCCACCAACAAGTTCTGATATTGGGCCTATTAGAGCTTGCCACATGTTAACCTCACTTAAAGAAGTACATGATAGTACCGACTAATGAGCTAACTAGAATCCATGCAAAACGTTCAATCACTTTAACAGTCTGCTGATTGTAACCGATGACACCTTTTACTTTATCCATGTCACGTTCAGATTCGTCTGCTCTAAACTCAAGACGATCTATGCGTCCATTAGACGACATGATCTTCTCTTCAACACGAGCAAGTATGGTAAAGGCTTCTGACAACTTGTCTAGTTTATTTTCGATGCGCTGAAGTCTAGCCTCTTGAGACTGCTCATTCATATCCTGTACCACCTTATGCGTTTTCTAGAGCTTCAACTTTGGCTGTTAATTCTTGTATAGCTTTTACAAGTACAGGAATAAGATTACCATACTTAGCTTCTAACTTTTCTGGATTAGCGGTGTATACTAAATCAAGAACATCATTATCACCTACTTCCAGTAACTCTTGAGCAATAAAGCCTAAACGAGTAGTACCATCTTTACCGTTACCGTCTCTAGTTTGCCACTTAAACTGACGGGGCTTAAGAGCCTTAACAGTGTCAAGACCATAAGGACTGTCTACAATGTCTGTCTTGTCCCTACCGTCAGACAAGGATGAAATAGTAGTATCGTTACATCTTAAGTTAGTGTGGAATGAGTTACCTAAGGTAATTTCATCTGAAGTAGTTGCTGAGGTTGGTTCAGAAAACAAACCAATGTTAATGTTGTTTGAACCTGTTGTTATGGAGCTACCTGCTTGTTCTCCTATAGCAACATTAGCAGAACCTGAAGTAGTGGCATAAAGCGCTTGAGTACCTACAGCTACGTTCTGACTGGCTGTGGTTGAATATAGAGCTTGTTTACCAACAGCAACGTTAGAGGAGCCAGTTATGTTAGTAAATAAACTGTCAGAGCCTACAGAAACATTGGAAGAACCTGATGTTATAGCGTATCCTGCTCTGGAACCTACAGCTGTATTTAAAGTACCGCCTATGTTTTGATATAAACTCTGTATACCTAAACCAGTGTTAAAAGTACCTGTTGCGCTTATGCCTGAGTTGTTTCCAACAAAGGTGTTATAAGGACTTGCTGAGTTTATTACCATATCATTGACATAGTTTAACTCAGCAGTTGTTGCTGTGACACCGTCTAGTTTATTTAGTTCAGCAGCAGTTGCTGTAATACCTAAGTCATCTAATGAAGCAGCACCCATTTTAATAACGTCACTGCCATTTGAAGAGCTGTATATTACTCTGTTAGTTAAGTCTAAACCTAACTCTCCAGCAGCTAAGTCACCGCTTGTTGGTGCACCAGAGCCACGCTTTAGTTGTATTGTACTAGCCATTATTTACTCCTAAAGAAATACTCTTGATGGTGAGTTAGGCACAACACCATATACCGCATCAATCGCTTCAACGTCTTCTCTGCGGCCATCGCCAACCAGTCGAACGTTTACATGCCATCCATCAATCGGTGCTGTCTCTGGGTACTCGTTGCCCTCATCGTCTGTCAGAGTGTTACCTGTAGGCTTATAGATAACACCGACCAGATCAATGGCGTAGTCGTGAGAGTGACTAACTAGATACGATTCGCCTTCCGGTGTCTGCGTAGGCTCGCCCGTCTCTTCATCTACAACAGTCACATAGTCCTGCTGATAGAATGCCGCAAACGCTGTGGGCAGGTCGGCTTCTGAGTTTAGCTTGATGTAGAAGTCGGTCTTCTTAGGCTCGACCACTTCTTCTACTACTTCTTCGATTATTTCACTCACGATGTTAGCTCCTGTAATTGAGCGTTTGTTAATCTGCGCGGATAGTATCTGATGGATTTGATGTGGCCGTTTAAAGTAAAACCCGATACACCAGCTTTACCAATATGCAGTGTTGTTACGCCTACAGCAACAGATCCAGCAGTGTCAGTTCCAACACTTGACCCGTCAATATACAAAGCAAAATCATCTGCGGAGTAAACCATACTTGCTTTTACTTCTGTATTTTCAGCAAGATCACTACCATGTATAGAGAATTGCGTTACACCACCGCTAGAGCCAATCCACTGGCCTTTGTTCTGGTAATACCACATTCTATTACTTGATGAGCCATCATCTAAAGCCACTGCCGAAGCAGATGTTGCTCCAGATTCGGTAGTAAAGTGTTGACACTGAACAAACAGCGTACCCTCACTCTGATTATACCCAAACTCACTCACACCTATGCTTGCTACATCAGCAGAGCGTGTGGCTGTGGAGCCGCTTGTGGGGATGTAGGATGTGGGGAATGATGCGGCTTCGAGTTGTGCGCCCCAGAAATACATTCCAGAAGACCCGTCACCTGTATAGATAAAACCACTGGCAGACGCTGGTGGTGCATTTTTTAAAGAGTCATGCAGTTGCAAAATATAGCCTGATGTTCCTGTTGCCGTATAAGTAACAGAACACCTGTACCACCCATTACCAACGTCCTGTATTGAAACAAGCGCATTGCCAGTGCCTCCGTTATAAGCAACGCCATTGTCTACATCAAATTCCGGCATTTCACTTGCGCCAAATAAACCAGCACCACCAATAGAAAAAACTGAACGCTCTTTCTTTTTAGCGTATACAGAAAACGTATATGTTGTTCCGGTTAAAATAATTCCGTTTCCTTGAACGCGATGGCTACTGGTAACCGTGGTTTCTTTTACGAGACTAGCAGTTGTAGTTCCGTCTGGAGCAGTAATAGCATTGTTGGTGATTGTTGTGTCGGATTTACCCCAATTAGCATCAATAACTAAACTATAAGACTCTAAATTAGTCCTACTCTCCTCAACCAACAGCCCCAACCTATTACCATCCGCGTCATACTCAATGCGCGGTTCATTGGTCGATGCTGTTTTCAGGATGCCGTCAGAGTCTAAGTATGTTGCACTAGACGCTCTGGTGAATGTAATCAGGTCAGCGTAATTACCAGAAGTTAAAGCCATTATTTCCTCCAGTATTTAAGGTATAGAAGCATGAGAGAAGCCAGTAGAGCTAAACTCTAAGTATAAAGTAGGCTCTTCTCTGTCTAAAGAAGTTAACGAGTGTGAAAAAGTTGGAGGAATAAAATTATCTTCATACAAAACAAAGTCTTTAACAACACGGACATCGTCTTGATAGCCATTCATACCTATGTTGCCTATAGGAGAAGGTAAAGTAGCCAAACCTAAGTTTAAACCGCCAGTGCTGCCCATGTTACTTGTAAATGAACCAGAAGCTACGCTGACACCGTCAATAAATAATTCATTAGTGCAAGAAGAACCACCGCCTTGTTGCGTTAGAGCAATATGATACCACTCACCTTCAGAAAGCGTAGTAGCTCCGCTGTTTATGCTGGTAGTAGCACCACTTAGATCTTTTCTTTCAAGAGTCAATACACCAGAAGTATCAACATAAAGCTGACAGTAGTTTAAAGTACTTGTATTAGCATTAGTTTTAAAGATAGGAAAACCATAAGCAGTTGTAGCGGTTTCGGTTGAGCCCGATAAAACATTGATATAAATCCATGTCTCAAAGGTATACGTCTCAAACAAAGCACCTAAGTTTAAGTTAGAGCTGCTCATTGATAAGTAACTAAACGGTAAGTTACCAAAAGTATTACCTACAGAAGTACCACCAAACTTAGACTGATCTGAACTTATTTCAATGTAGCCATTAAATGTTACACTAACTACATCGTTACTTTCATCTGTAGTTGTTTGATCTCCGTCTGTACCGTCAAAAGGAAATAAACCAGCAACATCATTAAATGTAGATGTTGGCGTAATAACAACAACAGCACCACCGCCACCAGATCCGCCACTACCTGTAAGAAATGCTTCGGTAGGTGGCGTAAACGATTGAACTGATGTATCTTCTGGTGATGCAAAATATCTGTCAACACCTTTGGTCATTCTAACACTATCAACGTATAATGTTTTGTTAGCAGTCCACGAGGCATTGATTCCGAAACTTAATATACCAGCCTCATTGCTTGTTGCTATATTGTTGGAACTTCCTCCAATATCCATATAGCCACCTGCAAATTGTACACCGTTTATAAAGTTCCTTCCGTAGTTGAGTACCGGATCGTAAACAAACGCTATGTGAACCCATTGATTTAAAGGAACGGATCCTGTGCTCCCTGTTCCGAGGTTATTATCTCTTCCACCTACTGAATCCCAGAAAAGACAAAGATCGCCGGATTCATCGGGGCCGAAAGACCAGTATAATTTAGTAGTTGTAGTGAGAGAATGGATAAAAAACGCAGGAACTGTTACGCTTGGTGAAACGGAAATTGATTGATCGGTAAAAGTAGGAAAGTATACCCACGCCTCTAATGTGAATTTATCGTCATACCAATCGTGTCTAACTTTACTGTACGGAGAAGATAAAGTTTGCGTCCCACTAGAAAAGTATGCGCTATGTGTACCGAACTTGGACTGAGCTGTAGAAGTTGTTACTCCGTTGTTCGTTAACGGATCTCCTGACGAACTTAGTTCGTTGGTAGGAATAGTTCCTTCGTCAAATTTTACAAGATACGTTACATTATCAAATAACGGATCACCTCCACCACCCCCGCCACTGTCAGAACCTTTAACAGCTGAGAATAGTTTATTAAGTGCGCCAAAAATCATATTAGTACATCTCTGTAATAAATAGGTTTCCGTCTGTGCCGTTAGAGATAACAGCAATCTGATCGCCCGTATAGACGTGGATGTACTCTACAGTGTTTGCTGGTAAATAGATTTCTTGGTTAGTTGCTGTTGCGTTTTTAACTGTGTAAAAACAACCTACAGTAGCAACTAGACGAGCTACGCGACAATTAAGAGGAATAGCAGTGGACTGTGCCGAAGTAGCTGTAACAGTTACTACTTGATTATCAAAAGGACGTAGGACTTGGATGGGTTTAGCGTTTGAATCAATAGCTAGTTTTGACATAGTGTTTTCCTATGGAAATAGAAAGGCGTACAGCCAGAAGGTAAAGTAAAGCCCCTCCGAAGAGGGGCGATAGAGTTATTAGCCTTGTACAGCTAGTACGAAGCCAGTTTCAGGACGTAGTACCTGAGTACCGTAGAGACGGTCAGCAGTGTACAGAGTACCCAAGAACTCCTGCTTGTACTGAGTCTGTGAACGAACACCGACTTGCTCAGCCATTACCATAGTGTCTTTGTGACCAAGGATAGCTGCGCGTACACCAGACTCAGGAGTTGGGCAGTTGCTGGTTACGTATACGTCGATACCGTACAGGTTACCGATCTTACCGTTAACAACACCACGACCATCTACGAAGTCTGAAGACACGTAGCGATCAATGCCCATGATGGCGTTACGCAATGAAGGAGGAATAACGAAGAAGCGTCCGTCCATCGGAGCGTCTGCATCATCCATCTTCTGGATCAAAGCACGGAAAGCACCATCAGTAAAGGCGTTAACGTCACCAGTACCATCAATGTCATAAGCTTCCAAAGCGCCACCAGCAGTGATCTGGAATGATGCGTTGTGCGCCCATGAAGAGCCGGTACCGTTACCGAAAGACTTACCAAGGGTAAACAGGTCATCGTCAACTTGCTTAGCAAGAGCGTAACCCGCGTCACCTGTGTAGAATTGACGCAAAGACGCAAGAGCCTGTGCTTCAGTGATGTCTTCGATCAAACGTGAGTATTCAAAGTGCTTGTCGATAGTCACAAGAACTTCAGTCTCAACTGCGTTCTGTACCTGTACAGCTTGGTTTTCCACCTTAGCATTCGCAGTACCACGAGTGGGCTTAGGAATGTGGATGGTG